GCGCTGAATAGTTTTGAAAGATATATTTTCTTGGCCATATTTTTTTATAGCCTCTTGAAATGACCCCTGCGCTGGGGTGCATCTTTTCGCATATCTAAAATGTTCCCTAATCCTATCCGACATTTTTTTGCGCGTGGTAACCCCGACATATTGCATCCCATTGACCTTATTGGTGGCCAGATAAACAAGCATATCAATTCCCCATCAGATAAATGAAATTCCACCAAGTATATTCTGGCCCGAAGATGTCTATCCAGCCCATGACCCACAGGCTGAGTAGCGCATACATAAATAACATTCCTGCGACTTTCTGCATGATAATCCCCTTATGCGTTGATTAGGTTACGCACGCTGGATGCGTGCCACTGACCGCCCATGGCGGTTGGTATCTGCGCCTCGTTCAGCGCGGATGCGATGGCGCGTAGGCTCTGACCGGCCTTGCGCAATGCGTTAATGATAGGCATGGCTTGCGGCGCTACCTGTGCGGTGGCGCTGGCGCGTTGCTTGCCTGTGACCGAGCCGCCCTTGGCTGGGTCAGGTGAGCCGAGCTTTACGCCACGGCGCTTGGCGGCGGCCAGCGCGGCCTTGGTGCGCTCACTGATGATGGCGGCCTCTAGCTCCGCCATAGCCGCAAACTGTGTGATGAAGAACCGGCCTTGCGGTGTGCTGTTGTCGATGTCTGGCATATCGGCGAACTTAAACAGCGCGCCGCTGTCCATTAGCTCAAGCGCGAAACGTGCATCACGCGCCAGACGGTCAAGCTTTGCGATAAGCAGTGTCGCGCCTATCTCTTTAGCGTGCGCCAATGCCTTGGCAAGCTCCGGGCGGTTGGACTTCTTGCCGCTTTCGACTTCTGTGTACTCAGCGACAATGTCATAATGCGCACAAGCGTGCTTCTGTGCCTCAAGGCCAAGGCCGGATTGGCCCTGACGCTGAGTTGATACGCGGTAGTAAACGATGAATTTCATTTTTCTTCCCTTTCAACTGACGGTCAACGTGCCGTCAACTTTGTTATCGCACATTGATATCATAATGTAAAGCACAGATAGCAAAAATATATCAGGGCGATATCATGGCAAACACAAAACCAACATTATTACGGCTCAGAACTAAGACAGTTTTGATGCTGAAGGAAGCAGTCGAGCAATCTGCGCATCGGTCGATGGCGTCATTGGCTGACGAGATACTGGCGCTGGAATTAGAAAAGCGCCTGACCAAAGACGGGTCTGACCTAGACCGGGTGATAGCGGCGGCACGCAATGGTTAACTCTCGCAACAAGGGCGCATCGTTTGAGCGTGACGTAAAGAACAGGCTGCACGATGCGCTTGGGCTGGAGTTTCGCCGGGTGCTAGACCAATGGGCAGAGGCTGGCTTGCCTGACCTAACATGCGAGGATGACGCGTTCCCGTTTGTAATTGAATGCAAACGCTACCGGCAGGGCAGCACGTTTGCCTCGCCGGCTCATTGGGATCAGGTTTGCGTGGCGGCAACGAAGGCCGGGAAGATACCGGCGTTGGTCTATAAATTCGATAGACTGCCGGAGCGTTGGCGCGTGCCTATCGAGGCGCTGGCAATGCTGGCCACGTTTGAGCGCCAGATGGGTGACGGGTATGACTGGAAGTACGCAGTCGAGATGACGTTTGACGATTTCTGCATGGTAGCGAGGGAGTTGATGTGCAATGAAACTAGCGAGTGAAATGAGCGTGGATGAGTTTGCCGCGTATCTAAAGGCACGCCGGGCGGCGTTGTTTGACGCCAGCAACAGGAATGATACAAACAAGTGGCGCAACCCGAAGTGGCGTAGCTCTGTTATATCTGCACATACTGCGCGGCAGTCAATGCAACGGCGCAGATCAAACAGGCGGCCGAACAAATGATGCGGCATATCGACCTATGTAGCGGCATCGGTGGATTTGCGCTGGGGTTCGAGTGGGCTGGCCTATCACGCCCGGCAATGTTCTGCGACATCGAGCCGTGGTCGCGTAAAGTATTAGCAAAGCATTGGCCTGATGTGCCAATCGAAGAAGATGTAAAGGTGTTAGCAAATGAGCCAGAAAAAATCCCAGCCGGGGGACGAGATACAATTCTTACTGCCGGGTATCCTTGTCAACCATTCTCACAAGCCGGGAAGCGCCTCGGCGCGGAAGATGACCGCCACATCTGGCCGCACATCCGCGAGATTGTTGCACAAAAACGACCCGCTTGGTGCGTTTTCGAAAATGTTTATGGTCATGTCTCTATGGGCCTCGACCAGGTGCTATCTGACTTGGAAACCGATGGCTACGCCACAAGGGCGTTTATTGTACCGGCTTGCGGTGTCGATGCCCCGCACAGACGCGACCGGGTCTGGATCATCGGGCGAAATGTGGGCGACACCGAGGGCATCGGACGGAACGGGTGGGCCGAGACAGCTGGACGAACAGGGCAGACGCATAAGCAAGACGAACCCAGACCTGAAATTCGGGGCGAATTTGGCGGATCAGGCGAGGATGTGGCCGACACCGACAGCGCAAGATGCGAAGAACAATGGTGGGGCGAGCCAGCACAATCGCAATACGAAGCCGCTAAACGCGGAGATTGGTGGCTCTCTGAACCCCCAGTGGGTCGCCTGGCTCATGGGATACCCAACAGAGTGGACCAGCTTAAAGGATTAGGCAACGCAATCGTGCCACAGATTGCGATGCAAATAGGGATTGCCATACGGCAATGCGAGGCCAGCGCAACTGGTCAGTAAAGTGTAAAGGAAAAGAAAATGGCACTTGGTTTAGTAAATGAAAGCGGCGGGGGTGGTAACATCACGCCAATCATCAAATTCGATGCAAAGGTGGGTGAGTTCTACCGGGTCGAGAGCGAGAACGTAGGCGGCGAATGGGTGCGTGAAAGCATCGAAATGGCGTTGCCGTTTGAGGTCGCAATTGACATGGAGAACATCGAGGTCGGTTATATGGCGTTTGTCAGCAACCGCCCGGACTTCCACATGGTAAAGCTGGGCGACCGCATGCCAGACAAGCCGACACCAGACCACAAGTCTGCGTTCCGGGTGAAGCTGGTTAACCGCGAGATTGGCTTGCGTGAGTTCAGCAGTCAATCAAAAATGGTGCAGTCTGCGTTTGACCAGCTACACAATCAATACGAGGCTGAACGCGCGAACAACCCCGGCCTGTGTCCTGTGATGAAGGTGACAGCCACAAAGACCACAACCGTTAACACCCCGCAAGGCGAACAGCGTTTCAAGGTGCCGGTGTGGGAAATCAGCCAGTGGACAGAGCGTCCATCGGCATTTGATGGTGCGGAAGCACCTAGCGCACCGGCTCCAACACCGGCTGCGCCTGTTGAACAGCCAGCCTCTACGGGCGCTGACCTGTTCTAGCAGTTGGTAGGGCGCTGGGTTTTCCTCCCTTTGCCGGCGCCCTACCATTTCCAAAGGGGAAGAGGGAATAAGATGACACAGAATATAGCAGCATATATAGAACAGATAGCCCGGTATTACTGGGGCGACCCAAAGGAAAAGCGCGGCCATGAGTTGCGCTGGGGTACGCACGGGTCGCGCAGTGTAGACTTACGCAAAGGCACATGGTTTGACTTCGAGGCCAACGAAGGTGGCGGGGTCATAGACATGGTGCGCGTGAATGAAGGCGCACAGCTACGCAGTCTGCCGGAGATATTAGAAAAGCAGTTTGGCATAGCCAAGCAAGTACAGCAGACCATCCAACCGGCGCGGTACATGAGCAAGGCATACGATTATATAGATGAGCATGGAGAGTGCATCTATCAGGTCGTGCGATACGAGCCAAAGACATTCCGCCAGCGCAGACCTGACGGCAAGGGCGGGTGGATATGGAACATCAAGGACGTTGTACCCGTCCCATACAATCTGCCGGGCATCATCACAGACAAAGACAGCGCGGTGTGGGTGGTAGAGGGCGAGAAGTGCGCCCAGATACTCATCAAGCAGGGCTTTCTGGCGACCACCAACCATGGCGGCGCAAAGAATTGGTCGGCGGATCTAAATAAATGGTTTGCCGGGCGTAACGTGATTGTCGTCCCGGACGCTGATGAAGCCGGCATGCGGCACGCAGAAGTCGTGCTATCTAACGTGATGCCGGTGGCCAAGGCGGTCAAGCTGGTAACGATACCGGGGCTGACAGACAAGCAGGACGTTTACGACTGGCTGGTGGCTGGCGGTACGCGCGACAGGCTGGCTGAGATAGCAGCGGCAACCCCGGTGCTGTCGGACGCCCCGGACGTACAGGATAACGTACAAGAAGAGCGCCCAGACGTATTCGATGTGTATGATGTACACTATCTGCGCAACATGCCGCCGGTGGAGTGGCTGGTGGATGGGTTGCTAACCAAGCATGGGTTTAGCGTGCTGTACGGTGAGCCGGGCGCCGGTAAGTCGTTCCTAGCGATAGACATGGCGCTGTCGGTTGCATATGGCAAGGCATGGCACAACAACCCGGTGCAGCGTGGCGCGGTGCTGTACATTGCTGGCGAGGGTGTCGGCGGCCTGGGTAAGCGTATAAAGGCATGGCAAGCGCATCACAAGCTAACAGCGGATGTGCCGTTCTATGTTCTGCCCACAGCGGTGAGGTTCCGCGAACCAGAGGACGTGGAGCGCCTACTGCGCACGATAGATAACCTCGATACAAAGTTTAGCGCGGTGTTTGTGGATACCGTAGCGCGCGCCTTACTGGGCGGTGATGAGAACAGTGCAACCGACATGGGCCTGTTTGTGGATGCGTGTGAGATAGTAAAGCGCCATTGCGAATGTGCGGTGGTGGCCATTCACCACAGCGGCAAGGATGCGGCCAGAGGTATGCGCGGGTCTACGGCGCTGTTGGGGGCTGTGGATACAAGCATCAAGGTGAGCAAGCTGGAAGAGACAGTGACGCTGGCGACAGAGAAGCAGAAGGACGCAGAGCCAATGCCGGACGTAGCGTTTACGATGACCCCGGTGGCGCTGATAGACGATGTGAGCGTGGTGATGACACAGGCTGACATGCCGGAGAAGAAACCGCGCAGTGCGAAGCTGACAGAGCCGCAGAAAATAGCCCTGCAAGCACTGCGTAATCTGTCTGTTGAACTGGGTCAGGAACGCGTGCCGGTGACGGCGTGGCACGACAAACACCGTGCGAAAACACCCGATAGCACGCGTTCTAGGCGCAGAGATGCAAGGGATGCGTTACAGACAAAGCGTGCGATTGTGATAGAAGGTAGCTATGTGTGGGAATACAAAGACTTATAAGGAAACGTGCGACTGTAAAAACCTTAAATCGCACGGTCGCACGCTGAAGTCGCACGCGTGGTGTTGTGCGATAATCCCTATGGTTATCGCACGCACGCACGCACAGCACGCCGGAAAGGGAATAGGATGGCAAAGAGAAGAATAAAGAAACCTGACACGACAACATTGCGGCGTATGATGGGCAGCAGTGTCACGAGTGAGGCAACCTATCGAAAGATACAAAACTACCTCACAGAATATGACAGGGTTGTGTCTGATTATGAACGCCGGTGGGGTGTGGAGAGATTGCCCAACCTTGTGTCGCCTGAATTGCGCGATAGGTTCTGGCAACAGATGGATAAACTCAACGATGCTATCCATCGTGATGCGGCGGTAGATGTAGAACATCATGTGGCTGTGACACTGCGTGCGTATGGTGCGCTGGAGAAAGAAGCCATCGCGCTGGGCGGCAAAGAGATTGGCATGGATGTGTGGACTGCGCATGCTGATGGCAAGGTCGTTGCGATAGCGCGTGATGAACAGGCTGTGAAGCCCATCAAAGAGGACATGCCAGACGCGCTGGTGTATTGTGTACAAGAGGTGGCGGTGATACTGGCCAAGTGGTCAGAGCAAGCGCCGGTTGTTGCTGAAGTGAAGGACATGTTTCCCGGTGCAGTGGTGAGTGACGTTAAACCAACATTGAAGGATAAGTTAGATGACGAAATCCCTTTCTGAAAACAAGCGCCCGTACAGCGTCATGCCAATGCGTGCCTTTGCAGACCGTAAGCTGAAGGAACGCGAGATAAGGGTGCTAGGAGCGCTGTGTGCGTTCGTGAACCGTGCCGGGGTATGTTACCCTAGCATGGAAACACTGACGCATGTGTGCGGCTATGAGGAGCGCAGAACGGTGTATGATGCTGTAAAGGGGTTGAAGCAACGCGGGTATGTGCGTCAGCTAAACCCAAAAGACTATCAGGTAGGCATCAGCGGGTGGAAAACAAACAGGTATCAGGTGCTGTGGCGAGGTGACGAAGCCCTGCCATCGCAAGAGGACATACTCACTGCCAAGGCGTTACAAGTGCGTGCAGACCAAGATGATGATCCCACAGAAGATAAAGGGGGTCTGGGGGATGCACAACCACAGACAGACACGCACGCTGGCGAACTCTGTCACGCCTACTTGCGCGCCGTCCAACAGGCGACAGGACAGGTGAGGCTGTACGATAATGAGATAGCGCACGCCCGGCGCCTGGCATTGCGTGACGTATCGGCTGACGATGTGCGTGCGGCTACGCTTGCGGTGTGCGACCAAGCGCTAGAGAGGCGTGCTGGTGTGCCAGCACTGTCTGACGTAGTGCGCTATTTTGACGTACAGGAAAACAAAGGTTGATTTGCTTGTGTACAGCGCGCAAAACTGCGGCCCGGCAAAAAAGCGACCCTTGCCCCCCGCCCCCGCCGGGTACTGTACGGGGGGTCTCGCACAAAATTTTTGCAGGATCTGACGCATGATTTGCCCCAGCTGCGGAGCCGACCATCACCAGCTATATGACGAAGTCGCAGAACTATGCGAATGCTACTGGTGCGGCCACCGCTATTGCGCAGAAGAGCCGGACAGTGATAATGTAGAAACGCCAACATTGAGGGAGCTTGGTATAGATGTATGAAGAGGAAATGCGTTGCGCCGATTGCGGGTGCGTGGATATAAAATGGGAGGACGCCGAGCATTGCCGGTGCAAGCGTTGCGGCTGTCCTATGACGGAATATGTGCCGGTGGTTTATTCTGCCGGTGACGGGTCTATGGAAAAGCTACTGGCCAACGGGCAATGCCCTAAGTGCCAGACAGAGATGCACGGCGACCTAAAATGCGAGACATGTGGCTTGGAGATAGTAGGGTGAGAATTGTGGATATATTAGACGAGGCGAAAAACGCGGTTGCCGACCGTGGCAAGAATTACGGTAGCGTGTACATCAACCATGAGCGCATAGCCGCGCAGTGGTCGATTACTTTAGGCACTGAGGTCACCGCAGAACAGGTTGCGATGATGATGGTACAGGTGAAGCT